AGCCTAAGCCCCCACCCTACTCGCTTGTTATACTAGTGCTATATCAGTAACGATTTTGTTATCATACCACTTCTCGTTTTTCTCAGAGTAAGTGCTGGTCTCATAGCCAGTGATATTGACTTTGTATTCAGATGTAGCATTGAAATTTTGGCGAACGAACTCCACCAAAATTGGGTCAGTGAATGTTACTTGACGAGCAGCAACGAACTTGGATTTTGTGGAACCATCTGGTTGCACATCTTCTCTACGGTCAACCACCGTGCCTTTGATTACTGTTTGGTAATCACGGACACCCTTCAGGATTGACTCTGTGTATGTGAATGTATTCATTTGTGTATCTCCTTTAGTTTGATTGGGGCGGCTTCCCCTATCACGAAGTGTAGGGGAGTCGCCTTGGTTAGTTAGTTGCAGTTAGGACAAACTGCGTGTTTGTTTATTGTATAGTGGCAAGTAGAGCATATGCACTCGAAGACTTGGAGTTCGATAGAATCCTCCAAGTCGAAGAGCCTGTCTATGAGCCACGAGGACTGCTCGAAGAACTCAGCCCTCGTTGTTTTATCACCAGTCTTTGTATTGATTCTGGTGATAACCTCACTAGAAATCCATTCATGAGCCGAAGGCTCATCTTGGATTTTGCTCATGCTTGTATACATTGGCTTGTATCTGTATATGTCTTCATCAACCAACTGGTTGGCGATGACTGCGTCTCGAGCCTCTTTGGCTTCGAGGCAGTCGGCGCATAGTTCATTTAGTTGCTGACAATGGAAGCATTCGTTCATTAGGGTAAGTTGGTTTTGAACTATGACTTCATTATTCATGTCTATCTCCTTTGTTCATGTATATATTTCACCAGCACATACTGGCGGGAAACCGCGACATCCCGCTGTCACTCTTGCCCAGTCTGGCCGAGGCCAGACGAGCATGGGCGACAATCGCGTTAAGCGATTTGACAGTGCGGTGTAAGGTTCAGCAGGCTTGTGAGTAGCCGTTAAGCCGAGCCAGAGCGAGGTAGGCTACGAACGTAGGCTCGAACAGAAACTGGCGATAGCCAGTGAGAGCCGTGGCCTGCGTCCGACTGTGTGTGTTGGTAGGTGAGCGCATTGCGTGGAGGGGCTGTGCACCGTAACGCTTGGAGCGAACACCAATACTCCTAGACGAGGCTGCATTTAGCCGAGGCTTGGAGTAGGCACAAGGAACTGACATAGTAACCAGTTCCGTTTTTGTTTTTAAGTCTTAAGGATTTTAGTTTAACTGAGGCGCCACAGATGTATTTAAAGGCGCCGAAGACTGCTGTCCGCCCAGCGTCCACCTGTACAGGACGACAGGACAGTATCTTAAACAGTTAGTGGGTCATTTATGACCCCAGACTGTTTAATATGGTCTGTTATACAGTCTAGTATCAACATAAAAGATTTTCCCGTACAGTAGTATCCCATATACAGTGTCCTAATATGTCCTAATTTGTATAGGTTTTTTGCATGCTTTAAAAAATACTTTGTTGTAAAACGTCCGTTTTACCTGTTTGGACAGATTATACTATATAGAGGCTGTTTCTTTTTTTAACAGTAGCAAGTCCTTGGGGGACTTGCGTTACAGGCTGTATCTAATTACTGTTACAACTGATGAAAACGGGACAGGACTATGACATTTACAAAAGGGGGAAACAACCCCCAATCTTTGGCTATGGTAGGAGCAAAGGCTAAGGTTTTAGCCCTAGTGGCCGAAGGCCACTCTGTTCACAAAGCCATGGAAATGTGTGGCAAGAAACCTGACACAGTAAGAATCTGGTGCCTCAGGGATAAGAAGTTTGCTGCCGACTTAACAGAGGCCAAGGCAACCGCAAAGGATGCTTCCCTTGCCGCCCTAGGTATCCCCAAGGAAGAAATAGACTTCCCTCAGTTCTCGCAAATTTTTTTAAATCAAAGATTGTTTCCACACCATCAAGATTGGATTGACTTACTAGAAGATAGGGAGCCTTCATGGCTCCACCCTAGTATGGTTTACGAAAAGAACGACCCAACCCGTCTATTGGTTAACGTGCCACCTGAGCACGCCAAGAGTACGGTGGTCACCGTAAACTACTCCACATATCGCATCGCCCTCAATCCTAATGTCCGCATAATTGTGGTTTCAAAAACGTTAGTCAAAGCACGTGAGTTCGTGTACGCAATCAAGCAGAGACTCTCCCATCCACGCTGGTTAAAGTTGCAAACAACTTTTGGCCCCGAAGGTGGTTGGAAAGAGGATTCAGACACTTGGCGAGTTGACACCGTTTATCTTGGGAGCGATGCACGAAATTCATCAGAGAAAGACCCCACCATCCAGGCGCTTGGTATGGGTGGGCAGATTTATGGAGCACGTGCTGACCTCATCATACTTGATGACTGTATAACTACAGCCAACGCCCATGAGTGGGAAAAGCAAATCAACTGGTTACAAAAAGAAGTTATTACCCGTCTGGGTAAGAATGGCAAGTTACTAATCGTAGGGACACGAATTGCAGCGCAAGACTTCTATAAAGAACTCCGTGAAACCAAACACTGGTCTGGTGGTAAAAGCCCTTTTACTTATATGGGCATGCCTGCTGTTTTGGAATATTCAGAAGACCCTAAAGACTGGAAGACGCTCTGGCCTAAGTCGGACCTCCCGTGGGATGGGGATTCTGACGTACCTGACGAAGAGGGGCTCTTCCCGAAATGGGATGGGATAGCATTAAAGAAAAGACGTAGTGAAGTAACACCGTCAACATGGGCTTTAGTTTATCAGCAGGAGGATGTCGAAGAAGATTCCATCTTCCCACCCGCTTTGGTGCAAGGCAGTACCAACGGGCAACGCAGAAAAGGTCCATTGCGCCAAGGGGCGGTGGGACATCCGACTGCAGTTGAAGGTTACACAATTATTGGATTCGACCCAGCGATGGGAGACAAGGCTCATGCAGCCTTCGTAGTAGTTACTTATAACAGAATAGATTCTAGAATATATGTTTTAGATTGTATTAACATGGGTGAACCGAACCCGCAAAAGATTAGAAGTACGATAGAAGAACTTGTATTGAAATACAAGCCACAAGAATTTAGAGTAGAAATTAACGCCCACCAGAAAGCATACTCATTAGATGATGACTTGCGGCAATGGCTTGGTATGTATGGTGTAAGACTTGAATCTCATGTTACTAACAAAAATAAGTGGGACGCAGCATTTGGTGTAGCATCTATGTCTACCCTGTTTGGAACCATGCGAGAAGAAAAGTTCCAGAAGAACAATATGATTGAACTTCCATCTACTACTGACTCTGAAGGACTTAAGTCTCTTACTCAGCAGTTGATTACCTGGAAGCCAAGCACTAGAGGTAAAACCGACTGTGTTATGGCACTATGGTTTGCTGTGCTTAGAGCACGGGAGTTTATGCAACAAACAAATCACTTGCAGAAGTTTTCATCTAATAGGTGGACAACCCGTGCACAGTCAGCGCAAAGATATACAATCAACCTAGATGAGGCTTTTTCAGAACAATGGGCCGAACAATACGGATAAGGACATAACATGGCAATAGGAAGACCAAGAACAAGTGGCGGTATATATAACCCTGGTGGAGAAAATGTTGGTCAAGTTTACAAGCCTCAAGGTACAATGTATACTGGTAGTGGTAACATAAAGCCTAAAACTATTAAGCCTCAAGAATCAGAAGCATCAAAACAAAGAAAGATAGAAGCCAAACGAGATGCAGACCTATGGCGACAAAGAGCCTATGAAAGGTCACTTGCTAAAAAAAATAAGTGAAAGCAAATAACTTTCCAAAGTGGTTTTATAACAATGCAACAGTTTAAGATAAATAATTTTTTCTATCGTTAGGATATAATGTTATCAATTAGTCAAATCTCTGCAAGGGTAGAATCTTTACGTAGTCGCTCATCAGAGCGAGACCGTAGACAACTAGATGTACTTGCCGTACGTAAAGGACAGATATCACAGGTATACCCTGAGTTTTTTCCAGAGGGTGTAGATGCTAACGTAGTAGCAAACTTTATTGACATTGTTGCCCGTGACTTGTCTGAGGTAATGGCTCCACTACCAGCAGTTAATTGTTCTGCAGCCAATCAGGTATCAGATAGAGCAAGAGTCTTTGCTGACAAGCGCACACGTATTGCAACAAATTATTTTAGTAATTCAGATTTACAAGTACAGATGTATCAAGGTGCAGACCAATACATCACATTTGGTTTCGTCCCATTCATTGTTGAATTAGACGAAGAAGCAGGGCTACCACGTATCCGAATAGAAAGTCCGATTGGGGCTTACCCAGAGTTTGACCGCTACGGACGTTGTATTGCCTTTGCAAAGAAATACTCACTTACACTT